AATTATTAACTAATAATCCAACTGCAATTGCAGCCGCAGCAATTGCAGTAATCCATCCACCAGTAGTTAATGCTAATGTTTTAGTAACTTTATCAAATATTACAAGTTGTCTAACCGCTTGACCCATTACATAAATAAATGTACCTAATGCAGAGCCAACTTGTCCTATAATCCATGCTAAACCACCAAATATTGCTATATTTTTAGTTGCACCTAATATAAACTTTTGCATTCCATCAGATAAACTTCCAAACCAATCAGACAACATATTTATCCTTTCGGTTACACTATCTATCACCGCTTCTAAATCTATATTCTTTAAAATGGCTTTACCCATTTCGGCAGAGGCAAATTTTAAAGAATCTCTCAAGTTGTCAAATTGATTTCTTATACCACCTGTTGCATTAATAACCTCGGGCATTGTGCCTAATGCTTCAGTTAGTCGCATAGCAAACTCCTTAGCACCAATGCCTGTTTTCCTTACCGCCTCAATATTATCTGTATTAAAAGCTGCTTGTAAAGCCTTTCCAATTAAAGGAACGGCAGATTGAATAGGCTTAAAATCTTCTGCAAGAATCCTATTCTTAGAAATCATTTGAGTTAACTGGTATTGAACGGCTTCTAACTCAACCGCACCACCACTTGTTAATGAAAGTGCTTTACCAAATGTTTCTAATACTTTTCTTGCCTCATCTGCCTTTAAACCTACCGCTTGTAATCTAATACTACCTCTAACTGCTTCTTCAAAACCTAAACCTGGTAACTTTGCACTTTCCTTTAATTTACTTAATTCTTTTGTTGCTTCACTTGTACTACCCATTATCGCAGCCATGCCTCTCTCTAACTGATCCATAGAGGCTGCTGCATTAATAAAACTTGAACCCATAGCAATTATAGGTCCTGTAAATCCTAATGTTACACCTCTACCAATAGCTAAAGCCTTTTGGCTAAATGCGGCCATATCCCTACCAACTACCTTTAATGCCCTTTCTAAAGGACTGGCATCAGCACGAATTTTTATAGATAGTATTCCTTGAGCCATTATAGTATTTCTTTAGTTAGCATTGAGTTACCTTTTACCAACGTGTCCATTAAATCCATTTCTTGATAATCCCTTTCTGTTAAAACTCTTTGTTTAAAGTTATGATCCCACGGAAATTTAATAAGATCATTAGGCTTTAAAGTTTTATGTTTGCCAACATAAGGTAACATTGCATTAAATGCAATAAACCTTGTTTGTTCCCAGCTTAGTCTATATTGATTGTTTACAGAGTTATAATAACCATCAATTTTAATCATTAATTCTCTCCAATCAAACATATTCATTTCATCCGGTGTCATCTGTAATTCACCCAAACACATTTTTTCAATATCCTCAATCTCAAGAGGCTTTGCGTTTGGGTTACTTAGTTTTTTTCGTTTTCAGTCGAACCGCCTCCCATACTTTGAGCAACTAAATCACTAAAATCTTGTAGCTTGTTATAATCATCAACCATTTCACAAAAGGATTCTAAATTGTAAGGATTATCTTTTCCTTCTCTTTTATAGCCATTCTCTACCCCTAAATAAATAACTTCGTACAATAAACTCAAATCATCATCTAAAGCTTCTTTAAATAATGAGAATTTAATGTTTTTTTTCTTTAAAAATAAACTTAATGCATATCCACCTAATTTAAAAGGAATTTCATTTTTGTTTATTTCAATGTGATTTACCGATACCATAAAAAAAAGTTTATTGATTTATAATTGGATACTAATGAGAGTTGACATAGTGTCAACCCCCAAATAGTATCGGAAAAATTTATGCAGTTGTAGCAGTAACAATGTTAGAGTATTCCCCTGTTCCTGTAGCATTTATAGCAGCAACCCTAAAGTTGTAAACCGTTCCAGTAATTAAACCAGTTACCGTAGAAGTAAGTGCAGTAGATACTGCGTCTGTAAATGTCAAATATGTCTGTGAATTAGATGTCTTGTATTGAACAAGATAATCTGTAATTGGGTATCCACCGTTAGCTGTAGGTAGAGTCCAAGTTAATGGCATAGTTGTAGTCGTCGGTGTTCCAGCTGATGCAGTTGGAGCGTTAGGAACAACCTTAGTGTATCTTGTAACCGCACCATTTACTCTTAAAGAACAAGAGGCAGTAACACTTTCTTGGTTTGCAGCACTTAACGACAAACTTTCAATAAAGGCATTAAATGTAAATATAGAATCACCAGTAACATCTGATGTATATGTACATACAATGGATGTTCCCGAATCCCAAGAAGAAAATAGTGTGTTAAATTTTGTATTTGCACTTGCATCACCAATATCAGCAAACATTAATTCAGTTGAAAATGTAGCTGATTTTTGTCCAGGACTAACTTCTACCCATGCAGATGTGTTATCCTTGTGTGCGAGTTCTCGCATTGCTCTTGTTAAATCTAATGTATCAGATGTTGAATACGCAACCGCAACACCATCTACATATAATCGCAACAAAGAGCCGTTCATTATTCCAGTTGTAGCCATTTTGTTTTATTTTAATTTTGACTTAATCTTGTTTCCTTTCTCCATTTCAGTATCGTAATTTATGTCATGCTCATCAACTTGCATTTGTTCCATTAATTGTTCTTCATTTACAATTATTGGCACATAAACTACTTCCTTTTCGGGTTCTTTTGTAGGCATAATTTCTACGTCAGCACCATCATAATGTTTAGCAACACCTAATTTATATAAAGATGACGCAAAAGTATCTAAGACCTCGCATACATCACCTTTCTTAAAATTATTATGTTCTTTTAAAAAAATTATTCTCATAGTCTGTTTATTTTAAATAAGAAATCTATTGCTATCCAATATATTTTGTCTTCCATTACAGGATCCCCAGTTGTTTCATCTTCAAATATACACCAATCTAAATTAATTGAATTATATGTTCCTCTTAGGTTGTCAAATTTATTCCTTAAAGCTATGGCAACATTTTCACTTGTGTCATAATTATTAGAATAAACAAAAAAAGTAACCTTAACCATATCCAAAGGACTAACAATATTTTTTACTCTTGTTGGTTGGGTATTTACTTTAGAAAATGTTATATAAGGATAAGCTACAGTATTAGGTGCTTCTTCCGGATAAACTCTTGTTCCTACTAAACCAACAAGAGTAGCATCACTTGCAACAACGGCATATATTAATTTTCCTATGTTCATTGTATTCTATAATCTAACCCTGCTGCTTTAGCATTCTGATTTATTAAACTATGTGTACCCTTAATTACGACATCTCTGGATGCGTGAAAAGATTTTAAAAATCCTTGTAGTAATACTTTTGTTTGGAATGCAACCGCACTACCGTAAAGAAAATTTGTATAATATGCATCGGCCTTATTAACACCATCAAATGGTCCTCTACTAACTTTAGTAGGATAATTTTTAAGTGTACCAATTACAATCGTTTCAATTCTTTTTAACCTTGGTTTAAAAGGGTTAAGAACTTTTACTGATTTTCTTAAATGACCTGGTATAAATGATGCCCTATATTCTTTTTCGGTACTTTGACCCGTTTTTTTATTTGTAGTTTTTTTTGTAAAATACCTATAGTGAACACCACCTTTGTAAATAGGAATTTGAGGTTTAACCGCTGCAACCATTGGTTCTGCGGCATTGTGTAGTATATCCATTTTCTTTGCGTCCCAATCTTTTTTAAAATTAGTTCGCATCATCCTTAATGCATCTTGTACATCTCTATCAAATATTTGCCATTCAACATTAAAATCTTTTTCAACAAATTTACCTTGTTGTTCAGCACGTCTTGTTTCTACACGCAACTTAGCATAATCTACTCCTCTATTAGTATTCGTAAATGATAATGGTCTTCTTGGCATTAGTATCCTTGTCTGAAGAAACCCGTTGCGACTATAATTGATCTATCATCAGAATAAGCAACTGTTTCAATTTGGTAATAATTTGAACGATATAAAAATCTACTGTTTACAGAAATATTAACATTATAACGTAAAGTAAATTTTATTTTTTGTTGTGCAACAATCCTATCAGCCTCTTCCTCTTCAAATCCCGATGAGTAATCAACTTTTGCCCATACAGTTTGTATATTAGTCCAACTTTCTGATTGAAATCCACTATCAGATTGAGATATGGTTTTATTTTGAATAATAACCCTTTCTCTCATTTTACCAATTACCTCACTTTTATTATACCCAATCATATTTATATCGGTTTAATAAAACATCACTTGCATTTGGCATTTTATGCATTGCGTCAGTTCTGTTGTCGTACATTGATGCAATCATTTTTAATACGGCTATCCTAATGTCTGAAGGACAATCTGTAGCAGCAGTTCCATATCCAGCGGTATAAGTAATAGTTACATCATTTAGAGACAAATAAGTATCTGGAAAGTCTTGATCTACGGCTTCGCCTATAATACCTCTAAATGTATCTACCTCATATAAACTTGGAGATAATACTTGAGATACACCATTTTCATCTAAATAAGTAATGGAAGATACCGCAACACATGGATAAACTAACAATTTAATTACGTTTTCATAATCAGTTGCTACTTTGTAGCTTGATGGAAAACGCTCTAACTTTTGTACAATAGTTTTTGTAAGGGTAGATATGTTTTGTCTTGATTCTACGGCTTGTCTTGCAGCCTTTAGCATTGTAGTAATAAGAGAGTCATCAGTTGAATCATCAACTTTCAAATAATTTTTGACTTCCGCAGATGTCCATAATTCATTTGTCTGATCAACTGTTACTCTCCAAATTTTCATCGCTTAATTGCTTTTTTAGGTTTTTCGCTAATCTTTGTTT